AACATCATTGGTGACCAAACAAGAAACATTCCTACAAGCCAAACATATGCTTTATTCATTTTTCCATCCATCTAAATTGTTTCTCATTGTTCTCGTCTAGGTAATACTCGGTGCGGTTGTTTTGAGTGGCTTGATTAAAATTTTATTACTGTCAATGCAAAACTAATAATTATTATTCCTATTGATGAACCAATAAGAAAACCAAGAAACCAAAAAAAATATTTATCCACCTTCCACCGTCACTTTCTGAGTAGGGGGCGACAGGGTTGCGAGCCACGCTGTTGACCGCCCTTATATTCAGCCATAGCCATAGCCAGAGCCAGATCCAGAGCCATCGCCATAGCCACAGCCATAGCCATAGCCAGAGCCAGAGCCATAGCCAGGGCCATAGCCAGAACCTCTCATATATTTTTTATCTACTCTTTCCACACTTCCACCATCGCTATACTTTTTCTAGCTTTTTCGGTAGCTTTGATAACTTCACACACATTATCAATAATATGTAATTGTGTTTCACACGGGAATTTACAATTGTCTGGTTTAGATACACCTTCCATCGCCAACTGAGATAAAGAAGCGGCCCCATCCCAATACCACAACCGCCTGCAATTAACCAGCTTAACTATTCTTTTCTCTTTTGACTTCAGATAACCCGCAAAACAACCTGCGTCGTAGGATCGGACGATCACATAATCCATCCCGTCTAGTTTTTGTGCTTCTTCGCTGATAGAGTCAGCTCTGACATATTCAACCTCGTCGATTTTTATTTTTTCTGGTTTGCTCATTTTTTTCTCCTTTTGGTTTTATATTTACTGTCCTTGGGGCAGTTGGTCTGCAAGCCCGTTCCCTATGGCTTTAATTATCGACTAGCGACCCATAGGCGTCCGCTTATTGTGCATTGTTAAGAGGCAGTGCGTTGTAGATAGGCTCAGGCTTCCACGCCACCCAAAGACAAGTTTGAAATCACAAATTGTGACATCAAGATTAAGTGTCCTTGAGTGGGCTATCCACTAAGGTACCCTTTGCGGCGATCCTTCCAAGCTACTCTTTATTATTAGTTATGGTGTTTGGAAAAGCACCACTTACTACGCTTATGGACTTCTTGGGACTTCGTAACCCGATTGTTGGATATCCAACATCATTTGGCTATTTTACACTACTCCCCAATACTCCCATCACCCAAGGACAAATCAAAGAGCTTTTAAACCCGTAAAGAAAACCCGCCAAAAGGCTTAACCTTACGCTTTTTCTTCTCTTCCTTCTGATATGTTCTTTCTATCAACGGCTTTCCGGCAGATGTACTCGGCTTCTCTGACGGTAAAGGCGTCTTCGTCTTTTTTGATTTCTTCTTTGGCACTCCTGCACCATTCTTTCGTTCTCTGGCTGAATTTGGCTATTCTCATTATTTCATTATGTACCTTTCGAGAATATATCATCTCTCCTCCTCCGCTCTCTCAATCTCCATCGCACACCGGCGACAATACTCATCATCGCCGGATACCAGACCGTCACATCCAGGGTTCATACAAGGACGACGTTCCTCGGTGGTATCAGGGTCGTTGTACCATCGTTCTTGTGGGCTTGATAGTTTGACGTTCATCGTGTCTTCGCCTCCCCTATAATACGGTTGAGTTGTTTAACATCGGTTATGACTTCGCACAACGTCTTGGGCTGTATCTCCATCGCCTCAAAGAAACGACGTTGTTCGTATCTTAGCCTCTCTTTTCCCTTTAGTTTCACCTCAAGGAAAAGCAGATATATCATATCCCCGTCTTTGAGTACGCAGGTTATATCGGGTTGACCAGCCTCGCCTATCTTATATCTGATACGCATGGACGGTGTTCGTGCCGCCCAGATTACGTCACTTCGTAGCTTAAGACGTTTGACTATCTTGCGTTGGAGTTGGGCTTCGGTCATTAATCGTCCCAGGCTACTTCTGAGTCAGCAGGCTTGGCTTTATCCGGTTTAGTATCAACTTCTTCAATCATCTTATCAAAATTGTATTCCTTGATGTTAGCGTATCCGTCGTTGTGTTCAACGGTAGCGACGAACTGTTTGCCGGGCCATTCATCGGTATCAATCTCAATGTCTCCCTTATACGGTTGAGCGATGGACTTGAGGAACAGGCGTGTTGCGAAAAAGCCCTTCCATTCGGGGTCAAGGGACAGGCGGTTAAGCAAGGAGCGCCCCTCTTCCTCGCCACCGACAACTTCGCATTTTACAAAGACCACATCTGGGTTGTCGGGAACATCGAAGATGTCCACAACTTGGAATGTGTGCTCTCCCTCTGACGGTTTCTCAAACTGGTTCGGTTCTGTGTCTGGTGCTTTGACGGACTTCTTAATCATTTTATTCTCCTAGTTTTTTAATGGTTTCCTTTAACTCTTTAACAAAACGCTTTAACTCGGCGTCCAGTTTGCTGATAAACGCCTCATCACGCTTGTTCCTGTGTATCAATGGTTTAATGCCAGGGTAATAGCTGACAAAATCGTTCCATTTCCTGTCTGTCACATACATCTCACCCTGTATCTGTTGGAAATAGCTCTTAGGCGTCTTCCCATCAAGCAAATACTCAACGTGAACAGCTAAAGACGGACACTTGATTTGAATGAGCCCATCATCGCTCACCAGCCCATCGGGGCTACAACCGTATTCCATTTGAGATACAAACCCGACCTCTTGCACGTTGACACCTTTTACCATTTCGTAGAACTGCCGTGCCTCTGCTTCCATTTCGACACCGCGTATCATGGAATAATTCTGGTAGGTGTCTTCTGGTACGCCTGTAATGTACTCCCCTGCCAGTTGGTACATATACTTGGTACGTTGTTTTGATGGATTGCCTTTGGTGTCCACAATCTTGTTGAAATTCGAAGCAGTTGGCATACCCAGGCGAGCCTCATACCACTGTTCGGATAGTTGCTGACAATCAATTATTTCCATTGGACTTGGCTCTCTTTCGGCTTTCAAGCATGGTCTTTGCCTTTACGTAATCCTTCTTAGGAATGTCCTCGATTGCTTCAACGCCCATATACTCAAGGAACTTGTCCATTTCAACACCAAGCTCTTTGATTGTATCGTTCAATATTTTTATCTTGTTTTCGTCAATCTTCTCGCCCTCAAGCTGACCATCGGTATCGTCCCCATAGGTGGCAAGGCCTGTTGCGGCAAGAAGGGTGTAACGCTCAAGATAGGTGATTGTACTACCGATGGATTGAATAGGGTTTTTCGATCCCGACGTATCAGCCGGAGCGGAGAGGGAAGTTTCCTCGCTGTGTCCAAGTTGATGAGTAATGCGACAAGACACCATTATCTTGTCCTCATGCTGTGTCGTCTGCCATGATGCAGATAGACCGTGTTCGCTTAACGCTTTGGTAATCTTATCCACCACGTTATATAGGGAAGCATGAGAGTAGCCGACAACACCTTTTTGTGTTGTGTACCCGACCTTTCTATCTTTCTCTAAATCAGCCATCGCTTTATGGTACGCTTTCCTTGCTTCGTTACGCTCCCACCGTTCTTTCATGGCAAGAAGTTTTTCCATCTTGTCAAGGTCGGCACCACTGTTGAGGGCCATCTGTATCAACTCTGTTGGGGAGCTGTCCTGTTTAGGTTGCATATCTTTCTTCGAGTTAGCCATTGGTTTTCTCCTTTTATGTCATATAAATATAATCCTTGAGCGATTTAAATGTATCAAACAAAAGTTTCGGTTCTACGCTTCCTCCACCATTATAAAACTCCAAAGATAATTTTTGTAAACTTTTAGTTTCAGAGAAAACTATTTTTACTTTGTCTCCCTGTCGTTCTTTTCCAATAATCTTCTCGCCTTTGGCTTGAAGGTAACTAGCCTCGGATAAGTTTCTTGTCGCATACCTTTTATCCATAATTTACTCCTTTTTTATTTATAAACAATTTTATCAATATTATCATGAATGCCTTTGTAACAATTAAATTTGGTCGCCAAACCTGTACCACAACATAACAAATAGCTTGGATATGTTGAGCTTTTTCTTCCTGGCAACCTTTTTTATCTTTTGCTTTTCCTCGTCGGTAACTCTAATTGATATGTGTTCGTATTTTGGCATTTTGTTTTCCTTTCAATATCTAATATACAATATGTGTTACTTTTTGTCAAGCAATTCTTTTTATCCTTTTCCGGCACCCTTCAATCTCCTTCTTCCACCGCTCCATCGGCAAAATAACCTTCACATTATCAACTTTCAACCCGACAACCGGCGCCCACACCCTGTCAACCATCAGGCAGCGGTGTTTGATGAGGGCTTTTTCGTAGGGAGTAAATTTGAGTTTCATTTTTTACGGCACTTTCGGCATTTTATCCATATAAAAACATTGTTAGCAAATTGTTCAAAGACATTAAAACATGTGTTACATTTTATTTTTAACGGCCTGTCAGGGCTTGGCGTATTAGCAATATCAATTATCTTTTCGAGACGAGATTTCACCTTATTCTATATAATCAATCATATCAAAAACATTTTTCTTTAATATACAAAGCTCACCGTTTTTTATCTTTTTTTCTTTTATTAAATCATTTATTTCATTTGCAATATCTATTATTTCAAAATATCTTTTCTTGCTTAATTTTGGTTTATGTGTTCCAACACACATATTATTCACCTCCTAGTAAATTGAAATAATTATCCTGATTAACCCGTTTGTATAGCTTTCTTAGACTTGACAATGACATTTCCCTAATGTCAGTTTTGGAAATACCATATTCATGTTTCCATTCCGGTTTATAACTGGCAATAAGAATATTTATATAATCACTTCTGCTCGTCGGCTCTCTGACGTTCTTTCGGTTTGTGGGCATTGACGTATCTCCTTAATATATATTGAGGTATCTTAATCCCCCACTCCTTTTCGTATTCCTTAACCTGCTTGTTTATCTCAACGCTCAACAGCTTGACCGTAGATTTGAACGATGGTATCGTATCGTATCTGTGCCTGTCCTCATAACCTAAC